ATACCACCTTCTGCCATACCACTAAAATTTCCAGTAAATGCAGAACCAGCAGAAGACATTCCAGAAAATGCATCTCCAACACCAGCAAATGAAAACGTTTTCATTATACTATTAGCTGCTTTAAATAATCCATAAATAGCCTGTATAACAAAATTTATTCCGTCGAGTAAAGTTTTCAATATCCACAATCCACCAAGCAAAAGTGGTTCTATTGCTTCTAAGATAGGTAATAGTGAACCAGCTAATAACGAAACAATACCATCCCACATATGACTTATCTTTGTTGTAGTAGATTGCATCTGTTGTTCTCTGAGTAGACTTTCTTTTTGTAATTCAACACTACTTTTCATCGATTCAAGTTCTTTCAATCCAGTATTATACTTTTTCAACTGTTCTGCAGACATACTAGCAAGCACTGTCTTTTGATTCATCATTGTACCAAGTTCTTCTACAGATAATCCAGCTGCAGCAGCTATTTGTTTCTTTGCTATTGCATTCATTGAGTTGAAATTACCAAGAGCATTTATCTGTTCATAGATCTGATTTGTGCCTTCTTCCATATTACCTGTCAAGAATGAATAACGAGCAGCTGCAAAATTAATGTTTTTTCCAATAATAGCAGATGCATTCATTTCAGCTTCCATTGAACTATCAAAATCAAGAAGAGAATCAGCCATTGATGTTACAGCTTTTAAGTTGATGCCCAAACGTCTGGCATTAATAGCAGCACGCATTAATGCCTTTTCATCACCCTGGAAATATGTGTGAACAGCTTCGCCAGATTCAGCAACATCAGCCATTATAGTAGAAAAAGAAATACCAAGTTTTTCTGATACAGATATGCCTTCTCCAAGAAGACCATTTATCTGTTTGATATTACCACCAGTAAAATCAAATAGTTTCTTATAAACTGCAGCAGCGTCACCTGCACCTACAGCATAATTTTGATTCAACAAACTAACAGTACCAATAGCTTCCTTTGTCATTCCAGCAACATTTCCCATTTCTTTCGTAAGAGCTTTCGCAGCCTCAGCAGCTACTTCAATTGTAACACCCATAGCACTGTATTGCATATTGACTTCAACTAATGTTTTTTCTAATCCTTGAGCTTGAGATTTCATCAAGCCGGTTTCTTTACGAACATCTTCAGCAGCTGCATTCATTTGATGAAGTTTCATTATACCTAATACAACTAATCCAGCAATAGCTGCAAAAATAGCAAGAGGACCAAGTAAAGCAGTAGAAAGACCCTTAATAAGAGTCATTGTAGATGTACCAAATCCAGCCATAGATATTTTACCAGTTTCAAATATCTTCACTAATCCGTTTCCAAGGTTTGTTGTGAAAGTTTGTATGACTGGAGATAACTGAGTTTGAAGTGCTTTTCCGAAAATTGGAATACCACCTACAGCATCTGAAAACTTTGATAATGGTGCAGATAGTTCATCGGCTAATGACAGCGATAATTCTCTAAGCTTGACTTGCTCTGCGTTCATCTTTTGCATTGTTTCAAGTGCAGCTTCATGAATACGTAATTGACCCATCAAAAATTTCTGTTCAATTGTATAATGTCTAAGAGATTTAGATCCCAGTTGAACTTTCATTTCTTGTATTGCATTCAGTTCTTCTGTTACATCAACTTCACTAAACTTACTTGATAGCAAATCTTTTTGGTTAGAAGATATTTGTTTAGCAACTGCCAAAACATCTTTTAATGCAGAACCTACATCTTGAAACGCTTTCTTTGTTGCAATAGCAGAATCAGGTATCCTTTTTCCAAGACCAGATATTTTAGTCATTGAGTCAGAAAGTTCTGACATTATCGACTTAAATCCTTCTAAGTCTGGAAGTTCTGTTTTATTTTCTCTTATATCTTTAGCCACTATAAATTCCTATTACAAATTTAAGTTTTGCTGTTCTTTTTTTGTTTGTGCAATCACTTTATTTGCATTTGCAATTGAGGAGTTTAAATCTTCAACAGCCTGCCTCAATTCAGGATTGCTTTGCATCCTAATCAAAAGTTCTTTAGATTTTCCTTTTAGAATCAAGTCAATAATTTTTGCCAATATACTTGCCATATATATTCTCCAAATAGTTTGCTTCTATATTGTAGATATAAATATCCCCACTATTGAGTTTTTGATTCAATAGCTGGGAGTATTATTTCTTTGTTCTTATGTTAGGTCGATGTATTTTGGGTGGTTTATCTTTGTTTGTAGCAGTATCTTTCTTTTCTTTTTCTTTTAATGAACTGATATAACGTAAATGAAACTTTCTCAAGTGAACAGGCATTGAATAAGCAACATGAAATGGATATCCACCATTTGTTGCGTATGCAAGCATTGCACATTCTTTATGCAGCTCTATCTTATATTCATCTGGAAGGCCAAAAAAAGCTGACGCCAATTGGCATCGTCAACCTCCCTTCATAGTTACAATCAATTGTATCATTGCAGATAAAGTCAATTTGAGTGTTGATGTCTGGTGATAACTCGACGATCTTATCACGAATAGCTTTTGAATCAAGAGCATACATACTATCAACGAACTTGCGGATAAACGTTTTATCAGGATTACCATCAATAGATTGAATAATATATTTCATTCGAGTAGAAATTTCGGGTTCAATTTGAGTCTTCTGTTCTTTCATAATCTTTTTCAAAGCAGCAAGTTCAGCTTCAATATCCTTTTCATCTGCATGTGTTAAAAATTTACAAACAACAGATTTCTTCGAAGATGGTAAAGTGAATGAAAACTCATTCTTACCTTTTGTCAATTTCGCAAGATCAATTTCTTTTTTCTGAAGTGTTGTTAGGTCAACAACAACATCACTTGATTGCCCGCATTTTGGACAAGTAATTTTGATTTCATATTTGGAACCATAACCCATAATACGAGTAGCTATAAAAATAGCATTCTTATCTCCAAGCAAGAGTGAATCGATATTAACCTTTGGATTGGCAATTATCGACTCAAGTAACTTCTGAAGAACAATGCCTTTAGAAATGAGATTCTTACTTGTAAGGATATCTTCTTCACGCGCAGTCATATACCTGAGTTCAATTTGACCTGACGATAAAATGTTATCCGATGGATAGAGATATCCTTCACTTGGTAATGCAATAACTTCAGTAGGATAATCGTTTTTTATTTCCATAACTATTCTCCTTATTTTTCAACTGATTCTACGGGCTGCTCTTGTTGGAACTGTGGTTCCTTAACAACATCTGCAGACTTATGTTGGTGTTCTTCAATATGAGCTTCAAACTCATTAAGAGTTTTAAAGTACCTATCGTGAATAATGCAATATAACATGTATACCTCTTATTAGTTATTTTTCAAATAAAATAAGTATTCCAGAAACTATTGCCAATAATGCCATAACTACTCCCAATCCAGTGAAATCTATGGATGGAATAAATCTGAGAAGACCATTAAGTACAAGCCAAATTGCTAACAACAACATTCCAATATTTTTTGTGAACATAATAAATACCTCATAATAAAAGTGGTAAACAGTCCATTACTATTTTATATAAATATGGTAATAAGTAAGTTTATTGATTGTAATTTGAAGGATAATAACCTCTTTGTGTAAAACCTCTAGAAAAATAAAAGGATTCTTTGATAACTGTTATACAATATATCAAAGAATCCCGTAATAGTCAATATAAAATTAAAAATTCAATATAGCATAATCATATGTAATAGTTAATTCAATACCAGATGGGTCATTAGAAGCCCAATCACCTTTACCGAAATCTCCACCACTTATCCATGCACCAACAAGTTTCCATTCTTGAATCTTATCACCCACTGGACCAAGACTATTGAATACAAGCTCTTTCTTATAGAAATCAGCATATCCATCTCGTCCTGTAACAGATTCATGAGATAATCGAATCCATTCCATAACAGCTTGAGCTGCTGATGGTACAATTGCTTCATATAATGTAATAGCAATATCATCCCATTTCGCTTTGCCTTTAACTTTACGTGTTAAATTGATATGAGGAAGTTCAACTATATCAAATCCGATTTTTGGTTTTGCTGCTGCACGAATTAAATAACTTGGAACACCATCGATATACATAGTGAATCTATTTGAAAGAATAGGTTCAAACGCTGTCCAAAACATTTCTTGAGGTTCTAAAAGTTCTGCCATTTATGTTCTCCGAAAATAATATATCCTTTTATATAAATATCAAGTTTTGAGAAATATCACTCATTTTATTTATCTTGAAAATCCGTTTGTAGCACCATCTCTATATGCTTCATCTATAGAATGTTCAAATAACGATAATATATGATTTGCTATATCCTGAGTTATAAGTTTTCTTTTAACAAGATCTTTTATCATTACAATAAAATCTCGTTTACTTTTATCTTCTTTCAATAATGATTTAATTTTAATCATTTGTCTTACTCACTAAATGTAGCTCCAGTAGGCATTACGTTGAAATCAAGTACAATGAACTCGCCAGCTTTTACAGGCTGTAAGAAGAACTGACCGTAAATGATATTTCTGTCAATCACATCTGATGTATTATTTGTTTCATCCATCTTTACACGATATGCATACAAGCCATAACGCTGTTGAACAGATGATAAATAAGGATTGACAATACCCAAAAATCTATTACGTGTAACACTTACATTTGGTTCGAATACAATAAATCTTGCAGTCGAAGCAGCGAACTTCTTCAAGTTAATAAGCAAACGTCGAACGTTAATGCGGTCGAGTGCTGATTGACGCAATTGAAGTGTCTTTTGACCATAAGCACAAATACCAGTGCTTGGGAATGTTGCAAGAGGATTAACACGTCCATCATATAATGTATCGCGGTCTGTCTTATTCAATCGGTCGTAAGTTTCAAGCGCTTGAGAAATACCGCCACGATTGAGACCAGCTGGCGCCCACCACTCTGCAGCATTTCTGTCTGAGTATGACAAAACACCACCAAGTACTACTGAAGGTGGTACCCATTGCAATCTGTTGTTAATATCTTTGATACGTACCCACGGATAATAAACACCGGCGTAATTCGTATCAAGCCCAGACACTGCCGATACAGTAGCATCAACACCTTCTGTCAATTGTGAAGGATCCATGATATAGAAACAATCACCACGAACTTCACACAAGTTAATTGCGTATGTTGTGACAGCTGGATGTAATGAATGTACAAGACCTGGAATCAATAACAAGTTTGTATCAAACTCATCTGGATTAGAGATACAGTTAATAGCTTTTTTAAATGCTGATGTACCTGCACTGCCTGCTGTTGAACAATTGAATCCAAATACATTTGTAGCAGTAATATCAGAACCCACAGCTTTCAATCTGTTAGGTGGCATTCCATCCCATCCACCCTGTAATGCAACAACAAACTTCAAAGAACTAGCAGGTGCAGTTGAAGCGCTTAAGCTTACAACAACACTTGACGATGGATGAGTGTACATATTAGACAATGAGAATGCACTACCAACAAGCTCTGCATCTTTTGGATTACCAGCAAGGAAATTCTGATTATCTACAGATGCAAAATCAAATCCAAAATAAATTCGTGTATCAGCTGCATATGTTGTACCTTGTAACGTTACATATGAAGGATCTGGTGTATAACTTGTTCCTGCACTTCCACTTGGAAGAGTGTTGTAATACTGTTGATGACCGAATGGTACTGTTTCTGCTGGAACAGTTTCAAGATCAGGATCTGGAATCATGTAAACGCGTTTACTAATAAGAGGATAATTTCCAGTATATGTAATCTTACCTGCAGATGAAATGCTTGTTGCAACTCTATCACCAATCATACGAACTACAAACGATGGAGAAGTTGGGTCAAGTGTGCAACCTGGATAAGTTTCGAGCACATTAGGACGCGTATCAGAATCAGTAATATCTCTTACTGTAACAGTAAATGTTCCGTATAAACCAGAACCTGTAGCTGGAACTTTAATATCTGAAATAGCTATCTTATATAAATTGTTAGCACAATTGCCGTCTGATATAGTACCAAACTGGAATAAGTTATATGTTTGACCTTGAATGAGTTGAGATACAATCATTGGTGTGCGAGCATCAAGCCAAGACGTATTACCTAATGTTGTTGCAGCAGATGATGAAAATTGAATTGCAAGCTTGCTAGCTGTTACATATGTAACAGTTCCAGGTGTCAATGCTGCATCTGGGAAAAACTTGTAAAGATAAAATTCTTTCGAAATGTTTGTTCCAACAGCTCCAGTTACTTTTGGACTGGTACCGAAAATCTTTCCAATGTAATTCGTGTCACCTTTAAGAAATGATGCTGTAGTGTTGTTTCCAGTAGATGATTGAATAACAAATGCAGATTTACTACCAATAAGATGAGTAATAGTTGCTGTTCCACCGATTATAGTAGGAACAAGTACTGCTACAGATGATGTGCCAAATGAATTACTGGTTACCATAATAAAACTAGCATTATTTTGTTGCCAACCTTCTTCTCCAAGTACACGAACTATAGTTGCTGTACCTGCATTTTTTAAATAGTATTTTGCTGCTGCAGGAACGTAAGAATCTTGATATTCATCTCCGAACTTTTCAATGAAGTCGGAAGGAGTCGTTACTTGAGTTGGCCAAAATGCTGGACCTTTTTGTGTAGGACCG